TTAGACTAGACGGGGTTGAAGATGCAGACGGTAACACAAAGATTACCGCAGAATTAACGCCAGGTGCCAACGATAATACTATTAGATTTTACACCAATGGCACACAGGTTGCTGATTTAAATTCGACTAGATTTAATGTTAACAGCATTACCGCGGGTGATATTAATATCACCGGTAATACTATATCAACTACAGTATCAAACCAGAATTTAATACTTGCTCCAAACGGCACAGGCGCGGTGAATACTGGTAATTTTTCTTTTAAAAATAACACAATTACAAATACTGTAAATAACAGTATCACCTACGTTAACCAGACCGGCAACGGCTATTTTAAGATTAACAGTACCGGTGGATTTGTGATCCCTACAGGTCTAACCGAACAACGTCCTGTATTGTTTGCTGTGGGTATGATGCGATATAACGTAGATCCGGGCAATTTCCGTGTTGAAATTTGGGACGGATCAAATTGGATCAACGCAGGACAAGGCGCCGGAGGCGGTGTCAGTGCAGCAGAAGCGCAGGATATTGGTATTTTAAGTGCAATTATTTTTGGATAAAGAACATGGCATCATTTTTTAGAAACGCAATAATTAAAAATATAGGAACAGTTCCTGTAGAGTGCATGGCCACAGCGGCTAACAGTCGTATGACTATTATCGGTATGAGTATTGCAAATTTGACAGAAGGAATTGTGCTGGTAGACATCATGTTAAAAGATGACGCAAGCTCGGTTACTGGGTATTACGGGAAAAATTTAGTCTTGCCGCCAAATTCCAGCATGCGTGTGGTAAACGGCGGCGAAAAATTAATTTTATCAACTAGTAATACGTTGTATATTAAAACAACTGTTTCGGATAGCGTTGATGCAATTATCAGCTATGTTGAGTTGATCTAAGGAAAAATTATGACACATTATATTGGACAGAATCCAGATCAACTACTGGCAAGTGATCAGAGATTTCTATATGCATTACGTAGAACAGATGAAGGCGAGTTATATTTTGCCAGGTTAGATCAATTGAGTAGTACAGATTCTCTTACTATTAATAATCCAGCAGATGGGGATGATGACTATACTGGATTTGAAATGGGAGTTGATTTTTTCGAAGGACGTGATGTGTTCCATGAGTTGGTATTTGCCAATTTAGAATACGAACAATATCGATGGGATCAACGTAGTTTGTACTATTATATTAACGATAACGGTGAGTTAGTGGTACGGATCAATCAACTTTACACTTATCCTGCTCCGGGCAACGTATGATAAATATAAAGTCGAATAAAATTGCTATAAGACTAAAGGTAGAAGAACATGGCTGAATTTAAACTAGGTAGATTAAGATTTGTATGGAAAGGTGCATGGGTAACCGGTACTGCATACGTAAAAGATGACGTGATCCGCTACGGCGGTAACTCGTATGTCTGTTTAACAGGGCATACTGCTGCTGCAAACTTCTATACCGATGTAGACACCACAAAATGGAGCCTAATGACTAGTGGTCAAAATTGGGCAGGTGTGTGGACTACAGGCGGCGGCGCCTACTATAACGAGCGCGACATTGTTAGATATGGTGGAAAAACCTATATCTGTCTTGACGGTCATGCTCCAGCTAATGATTTTTATACTGACGTTGATGCCAACAGGTGGATTTTATTTGCAGACGGTCTACAGTGGAAAACATTGCCATGGCAAATCTCAACTCTGTACAAAGAAGGCGACATTGTGCGCTACGGTGGGCGCACGTATGTATGTATCGACGGGCATACTTCTCTAGGCACACTGGCTGGCGGATTCTATACTGATCTATCAGCATTAAAATGGCAGCAATTTACAGACGGCCAAGAGTGGAAAAGCAATTGGACCACTGCCACTTACTATAAAATAAATGATCTTGTTAGAAATAGCGGTATTATCTATATTTGTAATACTGGTCATACATCACGAACTAGTCTTGAACAAGATCAATCAAGTTGGACTGTGTATTCAGGCGGCGTTACTTGGCAATCTACTTGGGTCACAGGTTTCTATTACCGTGTAAATGATATTGTACGCTACGGTGGAATAAACTATATCTGTAATACCGCACATACCAGTAATGGTAGTTCAGCACTAGGGCTAGAACAAGATCAAAGCAAGTGGACATTGCAATCTTCAAGTTTTGATTTTAAAGGTGCCTGGGCCAGTGCTACACGATATAAATTAAATGACATTGTAAAATACGGTGCAGATCTTTGGATCTGCGGACAAGGATCTCATACTTCTAGTTCGGATCTTAACACTGATGTGTTTACTGTCTTTGTTGGCGGATTAGAATTTGAAGACAGTTGGGATATTCTTACCAAGTATCAAATTGGCGACATTGTAACCTATGGTGGTTATTCGTACATTGCCGTAACAAACAACGTAGGACTCACTCCGAGTACTAATGTGTCAACCTGGAAGATTTTAACTACAGGATTTAAGTTACGTAATGATTGGACGATCGGAACAGCTTACAAAATCGGCGACGTGGTCAGGTATGGCGGATATGCATATGTAGCAGCAGTTGATAGTACTGGACAAAATCCAAACAGCAATACAACCTATTGGTCAATGCTTACCAAAGGTTTTGCATGGCTGGGTCTATGGCAAGCAGGTACTGTTTACAAACTAGGCGACTCGGTTGCCTACGGTTCAAATAGTTATGTTTGTGTAGCACAACACACAGGCGCATACCCTGGGAATCGCCCAGACGAGGATTTAGCCGGAGCATACTGGAATTCATTAGTACAAGGTGCATCAACTAATGTACTAACTACACGAGGTGATACTGTCTACTATGCACCAACTGGCGCCGTTCGATTGCCAATTGGCCAAGAAGGTCAACAATTAAAAGTTAACAGTACCGGTGATCCGTCATGGCAATTCTGGGGTGTGCATGATAAAGTTTATTATGTAGCACTTGCTGGAGTAGATGCCGCAGGATACGGTGCAAGTCTTGATAGACCTTTTAGAACAGTTAGATATGCTTGCGCAAACGTAACTGGCCCTGCTACTATTTTTATTAAAACTGGTGTATTTGAAGAAATATTACCTATTAGCATTCCTGCAAACGTTGCCCTAGTTGGTGACGAATTGCGTAGTACTGTGATTCAACCTGCTGCGGGTTACACAACATCTAATATGTTTTATGTTCGTAACGGAACTGGTATTAGAAATATGACCCTAAAAGGTCTTTCAGGAACACTAGGTTCTGTAAATTCATACGGAACAAAGCGTCCAACTGCCGGCGCATACGTATCGTTAGATCCTGGAACAGGCATTGCTGATACATCAGTCCACATTACTAATAAGTCACCTTATGTACAAAACGTTACAACGTTTGGAACAGGATGTGTTGGATTAAAAATTGACGGCTCATTACACAATTCGGGTAATAAATCTATTGTTGCTAACGACTTTACACAAGTTTTAAGTGATGGTATTGGCGTTTGGTGTAGTAATCTAGCAAGAACCGAGCTAGTGTCGGTGTTCTCATACTATGCACATATTGCATATCTAGCAGAAACAGGTGGCAAAATCCGTGCAACTAACGGCAACAATTCATATGGAACATACGGATCAGTTGCGGAAGGAGTGGACGCTACCGAAACGCCAAAAACCGCCACAGTTAATAACAAGGCAAACCAGGCACTAATTGGTAGTATTCTAACAAACCAAAATCAGATTCTATGGTTAGAATATTCAAATGCAGGCCAGGACTATGCAACCACTATTGCATCAGTTACTGTAGCAGGCAGTGGCGGTCAACTAACTGTGACCAGTGGAAATTACAGAGTTGGACAACTGATCACAGTAACAGGCACCCTTGTTGGCAATGCAACTGGTATTGCTGCTGGCACTTATTATGTAATGACTGGCGGTGTAGATGCAACAATTATTCGTATTACTGATACTTATAATAATGCTATGAGTGGGATTTCAACATTAACCACTGGCGGCACTACCACTACTGGGTTAGTGTTTGAAGTAGCAGTTGCCTATGCATTTAGCGGTTCGGGAATTAATGCAAGCGTGGCATCACCAAATATTGTTAACGGTGGTGTTTGCGAAGTTCGAGTAACCGACGGTGGTACTGGATTTGTTACTGTAACTAATAATGCTCAAGCAGGTACTCCAACATCGTTTACATTGTCAGCTGCCGATACTGCGTCGACCAATCAATATGTTGGCATGCGACTACTAGTACTTGACGGTCTAGGTGTTGGTCAATATGGAGTCGTTGGAGCGTTCAACGGTGGCACAAAAGTTGCTACTCCATTGAAAGAAAGCACCGAATTGACAGTTACTAGCACATCAGTAACTAATAATAGGATTATTACAGGCACGGCGCACGGATTTATTGCAAATCAGCAAGTTATGTTTTTAGGAACATCATCAGGCGGTGCAGCTACAGCTACAATGTATTATGTCAAAACCGTTTATGCATCTACTGAATTCTCAGTTAGTTTAACTTCGGGCGGAACTGAAGTAGTATTATCTACAACTACTCCTAGCTCATTAAAAGTAGCAGCAGTGGGATGGGATGTTGCTGTGTCGGGAACTACTGTTGCTGCTGTACAAGATTCAACTAGCCGATACATTGTTGAACCAAGAATTACTTTCTCCGGCGGCGGCGGCAGTGGTGCATTTGTACGCTGCATTGTAAGCGGCGGCATTATTAATAGATTTAGAATTATTCGTCCTGGATCCGGGTATGCTTCATCCCCAACAATGACTATTACTGATCCAAGCAATAGCACTGATGGTACATATACTGTTAGAGTTGCAAATGGGGTACTTGATCAACCAAATTGGTCAAACAGGGGAACTGCCTATGCAACAGCATCAGGCACTATTTCCGGTATTGGGTTTTCCGATATATTACAGCTTGGTCCGTATATTAATGTTGGCCAACTGAGCGCACCACCAAAACCGGGTGCGAACGTGGTATTCAGTTCTAATACAAATCAAGTGTATAAATTAGTGTCAGTTACTAGCCTACTACAACCAACAACCGGTGTCTACACTGCAATATTGCAAGTGAGCCCTTACTTGTCAGTAGCAACAGTACCGGCTCACGGAACGGGTATAACCATTAGAGAAAAATATAGTCAAGTTCGATTAACTGGACACGACTTTTTAGATGTAGGTACCGGCAATTTTGCTAACACTAATTACCCATCTGCTCCGTATAATCCAGTTGCACAAGAAAATGAAATTCTTGAAAGCGGTGGCGGACGATGCTTCTACACATCAACAGACCAAGACGGTAACTTCCGTGTTGGTGAATTGTTTAAAGTTGAGCAGGCAACAGGTGTTGCAACATTGAATGCAGATGCATTTAATTTAAGCGGATTGAACGAGTTATCACTGGGATCGGTTGCACTTGGCGGAACAGGCGCTGTTATTAGAGAGTTTTCAACAGATGGAACATTCTTAGCAAACTCGGATAACATTGTACCAACGCAGAAAGCAATTAGAACATTTATTACTAGTTTATTGGGTGCGGGCGGATCTAATCTTACAGCTAACAGTCTAACAGCGGGAACAGTGTACATATCCGGTAATACAATTACAACGCAGTATAACACTGATCTAATTGTAACAGCAGGAGCAGGACAAAAAGTGTCACTGCCCACTACCACACAGATTGGCGGTGCCGCTAGTGTAATATCCGGGGGAAGTGTGACTGTTAATACGGGCGGATCGTTGGTGATTAATGGCACAGGAACAACTAACGCAGTACCAACAGCATTGACCGATATTACTAATAAACGTTATGTGGATCGAACACTGACGCTAAATAGTATGTGGACATCGTCGTGGTAATAAAAATTTAAGGAATCAGGAGAATATTTTATGGCAATAGCGGCAAAATTTGGCGCACAAGATTTAAACGGTAATCTTTTCAATTACCAACAACTGGTCGCTCCGGTTACTGGCAATAACATCATAGTTAGTGCTAACTTTACAAACAGACAAGGCGTTGCTGATGCCAAAGTTCGACTAGCATTGACTGATCGTCCACTAGTACCACTAACTGCATCTACCACTCAAAACTTGCTGCCCATTGCAGTATCGGCTGCACAGAGTGCTAGTACAATAGCTACTACTCAATCATTGGTAATTTCAAATACTACAACGTCAACAAACTTGTTAACAACTGCAACTATTGCAGTTACTGCAACCACTGTTACTACCAATTTGATTACCTGTGCAAGTACAGTCACATTAGTAGTTGGTCAACCGGTGGTATTCAGCAGCAGTCTCGGCGGACTTGTTAGCGGAACTATTTACTACGTAAATACCATTCCAAGTGCAACTACATTTACAGTATCTGACATCTACGGCGGCGCTGTATTTGCATTGACTACTGCTACAGGCAGCATCAATCTGCAACAGGCAACTACTAATCTACTAGTCGGCCAACCAGTAATGTTCACCGGCGTGTCTTTTGGTAACAGCTTGATAGGTGGTATCCTAGCAAGAATTAGATACTATGTTAAAACAGTCAACAGTTCAACAACATTCACCGTTTCGGCCACGCCCAGCGGCAGTGCAGTTGCATTAACCACTGCATCTGGAACTATGATCTGTATATCATCATCACAGATGAGTCAGACACTACAGAACGTTCCAGGACATTTCACTTTCTCCGATACCACAACGTCAACTAATTTAATTACCACAGCCAGCATTGCAGTTACAGCAACCACTGTTACTACCAATTTGATTACCTGTGCAAATACCTCAGTACTGGCTATAGGGCATGCAGTAGTATTTTCCGGAGCACTTGGCGGCCTAGTTGCTGGTACAATATATTTTGTTACCACTATTAACAGTTCAACACAATTTTCAGTGTCGGCTATTAGAGATGGCGCACCAGTAACATTGACAACTGCTACTGGCTCAATAACGGTACAACAATCAACATCAAACTTTGCACTAGGTCAAGCAATAGTGTTCACTGGAACTACATTTGGTAATATTGTTGCAAACACTGTCTACTATGTAAGAACTTTAGATAGCAACACTACATTCACCATTTCGGCTACTATGGGCGGCCCGGTGTTTGCACTGGCAACTGCAAGCGGATCTATGACAGGCGGCCGTATTCGACCAATACCGATAGTAATTTCTAACACTACAACCAGTACCAATGTGATTACCACAGCAAGTATTGCAGTGACAGCAACTACCACAACCACTAACTTAATTACCTGTTCAAGTACCAGTACACTGATAGTTGATCAACCCATTGTATTCAGCGGTGCGCTTGGCGGTATTACCGCAGGTACTACTTATTATGTATTGACTATCAACAGTGCAACTCAGTTTACTGTTTCTCTAGCACAAGGCGGCTCAGCAGTTGCATTGTCAAGCGCAACGGGTTCATTAAACGTACAGCATTCTACAGCAAACTTAATAGTTAATCAACCAGTAGTATTCTGGGGAACTGCCATTGGTAATATATCACCCGGTACAACATATTTTGTACTAAGTGCAGTGTCTAGCACAACATTCACAGTGTCTGCAACTTCGGGCGGCGCAGCATTTTCACAGTCAACAAGTTCAGGAACAATGACTTGCTATACTGGCCCTGTGCATGATGTGTTTATCAGCACAACTACTGTGACCAGTAACTTACTAACAACCCAGGGTATTTCTGCTCCTACAACCACAGCTACCACTAACTTAATTACTGTAACAACAACTTTCTTCCTTGATGTTGGCATGCCAATATATTTTAACGGTGCCGGTGGAAACTTAGTTGCTAACCAAATTTATTATGTTAAAACAATTGAAAGCCCAACAACAATTACTGTTTCAAGATATTTTGGTGGCCCAACATTTGTACTAGCAACTGCATCACCCGGTGTAACTATGTTCCAGGCCACTAGCAACATGGTGTTAAATCAACCAATTACCTTTGGTGGACCAGCATTTTTGGGTTCGGTGTTTGGTAATATTGTTGCAGGAACAGTGTACTATATTAAAACGATAGATAGTTTAAATACATTCACTGTGTCATCTACTCCCGGCGGAGCAGTATTTGTACTGGCCACGGGTGGTGGCAGCGGGCTAGTAATGGGATGTACACAAATGGGTCTACCAGTTACAGTGACGAGTGCAACTACTGCGCAGTCTATCACAATCGGTACTACAACCACATCATCCAACTTAATTACAACCCAGACGTTTGCAGTAACCGCAACAACGGTAACTACTAATCTTATTACCTGCGAAAGCACTAGTTCTTTTACAATAGGTATGCCTGTGCAATTTTCAAGCTCATTGGGCGGCCTAGCAGCAACTACTACTTACTATATTTTAACTATTCCTAATAGTACACAATTTACTGTGTCGGCCTCATGGGGTGGTGCACAGGTAGCGTTAACTACTGCTACATCATCAAGTGTTAACCTACAACAAACTACTACTAATTTAACATTGAATCAACCAGTGGTATTCAGCAGTGCTACATTTGGTAACATTGTTGCAGGAACAGTCTACTATGTTAAAACTATTGATAGTGCAACAACATTTACAGTATCAGCATCAGTGAGCAGCGGCGTTGCGGGCACAGTATTTGCATTGTCAACCCAATACGGCGGAATGTCAGTTAACGCTGCAAATTCTGCACTTACCGCAAATCAACCAATTGTATTCACTGGGGCAACATTAACTATTATCGGTGTTAGTGGTGGTGTATTCACAGTAAATGGCGGAACACAGGCTTTAGAACTCAATCAACCAGTAAAATTCCTGGGCCAAACATATGGCGGTGTATCAGCTGGAACAGTTTATTACATACAGTCAATTCCATCAACATCTACCTTTACACTCAGTGCATCGGCAGGTGGTACATTGTTAACATTCAATACTATGTCAAACATTATGTATCTACAGACAGCACAGGGATTAACATTTGAGCCTTACAGATCATATTATGTTCGTAGTGCGCCTGCATCATTGTATGGAACAGTGACTACACTTGCATCTAGTCTAGGCGGCGCAGCTACTACACTAGTTTCAACTATTGGTGTAACATTTATGACCAGTAACTTGATTACTATCTCTGCAGGTGATACTGCTAATTTGACATTAAATCAACCAGTGCAATTTATTGGCACACAATTTGGTAGCGTTATTCCTCTAAGTTCTAACTTGGGATTGCCGTATGTTGTTACCGCAACTGCTTCATCAGGTAACACTATTACTATAGCAAGTACTGCCAACTTAGTAGCAGGTCAACCTGTAGTGTTCACGGGAACATATGCCGGTAGAATTGTACCATTCCAACGCTATTATATTTTAAATCCAGCCGTAAGTGGAACTACATTCACAATCAGTGCTACTATCGGTGGCGCAGCAGTTACACAAACTGATAACAGTAGTCAATCATATTTTATGATCCCGTCATACTATGTCAAGGCGATTCCGAGCTCAACACATGTGCTCTTATCAGCAACGCCAGATGGCCCTGTGCAGGTATTAACTACAGGCAGCGGATCAATGACCCTACAAGGACAGCCAATGAATGGTGACTTTTTAGAATTTGAATCAATTATTGCGGGTGGTGGCGTATTAGAAAGAACTGGGGTAATTGTTCCTCCAAATTCGTATCTATACGCATCCAGCAACACCACCGGTGTTAACGCACTGGCAATTGGAATACAGGAAAGCGTATAATGGCAAGATATCAAGATTTACCCAGCAAAGAAGGTAGCAATGCAGTCTGCGCTTGCGCAGTAGTACCCGACCTTACCTTGTGCCAAAGTAATGCACTGATTTTTCAGTGCAGTATTTCTACTAGTAGTAGTAAAAATCGATTAGACGTTATGGGCGGCACCAGCTGCAACTGGACTGTTCCTTCGGGAGTCACTACAGTTGTAATTGAAATGTGGGGTTCGGGCGGTGGTGGGGCTGGCAATGGCAACTGCTGCTGCTGCTCAAATGGTCTTGGTGGTGGCGGTGGCGGCTATATTTCTGCAACTATTCCGGTCACCGCCGGTCAAGTTTATTCAATTTGTTCAGGAACAGGTGGTAACATGGGTTGTGGCGGCTCCACTGGCGCTGGCACAGGTAACCCCTCATATGTAACTGGCGGAAGTCTAAGTGGGTTTTGTGCTGGTGGCGGCCAGGGTAACTGTAATAACTGTAACGAGACGGTATCATGTTATGCATGGAATGGATGTAATCCGTCATCATGCGGACTAATTGGTTCATCCACTACAGTTGGCAATGTAGTATATGCCTGCGGCGAAGGTGGCCACAGATTTGGTCGATCAGAAGGATGCCGAGCTAACGCTATAAGTGGATCAGCTCCAATGGGCGGGGGAGCCGGCTCATGGACAACATATAATCATTGCTGCCCGTATAATCCGTATACCGCAGGCGGCGGTCAATTCCCAGGTGGCGGTGGTATGGGCGCACACATGAACTGTTGTTGCGGCCCTTGCATGTGTGGCGGCTGTGGTGCTGCCGGCCTTGTAAGAATTTGGTACTAAGGAATAATAATGGGACGATATAGAACAGATATTATAGTTTGTGACAACACAACAAAAGGCGCATGGAATTGCACTAGGTCATTTAGCCCCGGGCAAGGCGCATGTTTGTTTCAAATGACCGGCGGCGCCGGTGGTACATGCCAAACCGGCAACATGGGTTCTGGGAACTGCTGTGCATGGGTTGTGCCAGCCGGCGTTACATCTGTAATCATCGAATTATGGGGAGGTGGCGGTGGTGGGGGCGGCACCCCTGGTGTTTGCTTCTGCTGTTATCACGGCTCAGGCGGCGGCGGCGGAGCTTATTCTAGAAAAACATTAACAGGTCTATCTGCTGGCACTATCTATACAGTATGCGCCGGCGCCGGCGGGTACGGTGGCGGCATTGAAAGCGGAATGAGCGCCAACGGGTGTTGCTGTGGCAAAAAAGGTTCAACTACCTTTGTAACTGGCTCAGGACTGACTAATTTTTGTTCAGATGGTGGTTACGGCGGAGAATCTAGATGCTACCATTGGGTCTCACCGGCTGGAGCAAACGGCGGATTTCCAGGAACAGGTGGCGATTTAAATGTTCGAGGATATGACGGTGGAGTACATACACAAGAAATGAATTGTTGGGATGCAGGTTGGACATACGGCGGTGGCTCCCCATTTGGTGGACGTAACATGTATATGGCCGGACAGTGTGATACACAGGGCAATATTTGTGGCAACGGAAAACACGGTAGCGGATGTGGCCTAACTGGTAATTTTCCAGGTGGTGGCGGCACAGGTGGGGCCTTTATGACCGGGTGTGGCTATTGCTTCTGTGGCGGTAATGGCGCGGCCGGCCTTGTAAGAATTTGGATGTAATAAGGATAAATGACATGACAACAGAAAAACAATATTTAATGGTATGGAAAGCTGATAGCTCTCAACCCGGGCATATCGAAAATTTTCGATTTAAAGAAAGTGAATTACCGGATCACAATAGAGACGAAGTATTGGGACCATTTAGAGACTATGTGGAAATACTCCCTGGGTCCACAACAGAACAACTGTTTATTAATGCTGGCAATCTAAGACAAGGTGATCCGTTGTTTGATGTACTAGTCGGCGAATGTACATGGAATTGGGACACTAATGATTTGAATTTAGTCTACAGACCAGCACCAAATTGGGACGATGTTAGAGCAGCCCGCAATATAATGTTAGCTTCAAGCGACAACATGTTCAACATAGATACGCCTGACCCTCTTAAATCAGATTGGATTGAATATCGAGCACTGTTGCGTAACATTGTAGACCGTGAACAGACAGCAGGTAGAACACCTGCAACTGTATTTTGGCACGATTACGTGCCTCCTTATCCAGCATCTGCTCGTAATGGCGTTCCTGATGATATTAAACCGCGGTGTGTATGGTACGTTGAAGGCAAATACAGCTCACCGCCTGCACCAACAGGAGAATAATAATGGCATATGTCGTTTGTGTTAATAAAGGTTCACCGTGCTGCGCACAACCAGTCACTGTACCTAGCGCACCGTTCTGTATACGATCTTTAGAAGTATACGGCTGTTCACCGGATCTAACGGCCGGGGAAAAAGGATGTTGCTGCCAAGGTACTACAACACCGCTTGGATGCCTGTGTTCTTGGACTGTTCCGGCTGGAGTTACATCAGTTACAGTTGAGCTATGGGGCGGTGGGGGCGGTGGCCCGTCTGTAATAAACGGAGATTGTTGCGGATCAAACCCGGGCGGCGGCGGAGCCACATGGGTACGCCAAACGTTTCCTGTTGTACCCGGCGATGTATTAGATATATGTGCAGGTGCAGGCGGATGCCAAGGTGGTGGCTATAATGCTGGTTCAAATTGGTGTTGTGCAGGAGGCCGAGGCCAGTGCTCATTAGTATTAAGAAACGGAACAATCTGTGCAGATTCCCATGGTGGCCGCACAGGAACTGCTCAGTGCTACTGGTACTGCGGTTGCACCGCCAGGGCTTGTGGTTCACCATTTGGATCGGAAGACCCAACAGGCGATTGCGGCTGCAATTACGGATGCACTGGATATCGTGCAGCTTCAAACTTTCCAACCACATACCACGTTAGTGCATCAGCAACCGGCGCAACATCTCCGGGGTGTGGCGGATATTGTAGCAATCAACATAGTCTTGGAGGTAGCGCACCATGGGGCGGTGACGGTACATGGCACGGGTATTCGTGTAACTGCTGGAGTTATTATAGATTCAATACCTCCTGTACAAATACTAACTCTGTTGCAGGCATCGGCGGTGATAATCCAGGCCAGTTAATTTTAACAGTGACAAATACTACAGTTAGCACTAACGTATTAACTATAAGCACAACTGACACTGCAAAAATTCCAGTTGGGACACAGGTGTATTTTTTAGGCGCAGTCTTTGGCGGCATTGAAGCAAGCACTGCATATTATGTAGTATCTGTTCCTACTAGCAGTACATTTACTGTGAGTCTCACCCGAGCTGGTAGTGCAATAACATTAAGTACAGCAACTGGATCCATGTCAATGTATTCTAGAAATGAAACAGTATCCGCATACAATACTCCGGGTACTGCACAATATACATGCGGTACTACTAGTTATTCACAGTGTGATCGACATAACAACACTAAACCGGGCAACTTTCCCGGCGGCGGCGGATCATCATCAAGCATGTCGCAGTGTTATTACAAGAGCACAACTGGCGGTATTGGCGCAGCTGGTTACGTAAGGGTATATTACTAATATGATACAAGATCCAATTATTATCGAAACAGAACCAACGCAAGACACCCCCCCTGTTACATGGGAAATTGTTAGAATGCGTCGAGACCAAATGCTGTTACTGGCAGAGTCTCGTTATAATTTTGATTCTCCAGAATCTATCCAATCCATGTGGAGAGAGTATAAACAAGTTCTTCGAGACATACCGATCACGTATGCTGATCTTGACGATCTCAGCAAAATTGTTTGGCCTCAAATGCCAAACATGGATCAGGAATTGATATTATCTAACAGATAACCATGTAACTCACATTTACTGCAATAATAAAAGTAACCCCATAAATATCAGAGCAATACACTGATATTAGGGGTTATTTTTTTTATGTATAAAGTCTTCTTTATAAACGGCGGTTCAGGCAGAGTGGTTAGTGCATTACCCGCTCTAGAAGAATATGCTAAAACACACGATGAATTTTACATTGTATGTGAATCCGGATTAGATATGTTTTGGGGTAATCCATTACTACAGGATAAAGTATTTGACGTAAATCATAAAAATCTATTTAAAGATATTATTAAACATGGTGAGCTTGTCACAACTGAGCCTTATAGGGATAACGATTACTACAATCAACGATGCAGTATAGCACAGGCATTTGATAAACAAATAAATGGACACACAGAATTACGCACACAGACTCGCCCTGCTCTTTACCTAAACAAAGACGAAGAGCTACATGCACTTGCTGCATTAAATATTGCAAGAAAAGAACACGGCAAAGACAAAACAATTGTAATACAACCATACGGTCGAGGGTCTCAGCCCAACGACGATCTTGGAATCGTTGCCGATATGGGTACTCGTAGTATCGAGCAAGCTGACTATTTAAAAATTGTAGAACGCCTGCGCAAAACATACAATGTGATTTCCATGAGTGAATTCCCAACTAAAAACGATACATTTACTATTCAGCCAAAGAATTTTGATCTGCGCAAGTGGGCAGCGGTAATCGAACTTGCTGACTATTTTATTGGGTGTGACAGTGTAGGACAACACTTTGCCTATGCATTTAATGTGCCAGGAACGGTAATACTCGGCAGCACTTTTGCAATAAATGTGTCACACCCTCAACACTTTAATATTTGGGAAAAACCGGGGTTTACAAAAGAATATGCACCTATTAGAATTAGTGACTTCAACAGTCATTTAGCTGATAGAATTAACGATCAAGCATTGAGCTTATCGTCTGAAGAATTTGAAAATCTATACACAAGTATAGAAACACACATTAAACAAACTGTAAAATAAGGAATTTGTAATATGACACAATGGATTGCAGGCATTACCAGAGGACACAACGGCGCAACTTGTTTGCTAAAAGATGGCGAAGTTGTATTTTACATCGAGGAAGAACGCCTAAGCCGAAAAAAATACGACGGTGGCCCATTAGCTGGTATGTTAAAAATTAAAGAGTATACAGATAGTCTTGACTATCTAGTAGTTGCACATACACAGCCGCTGGCCACTGCTGGAAAAATTGATTTTACCGGCGACGACATGTATACTGGCTGGGCAAGAAAATTAGGATTAATTCGCAATTTAGATGAACCGAAACATCCGCAAGTTATTGATCTAGCGCACCTACACCATGAGCTACATGCTGCTTGTGCATTCTACAATAGCGGATTCGAAACAGCGGCCTGTTTGATTGTCGACGGAGCAGGAACGTTTATCCCATTAGGCGATAGTGGCGAGACTGGATTTGAATTAGAAACAATTTTTGCCGCATCATATCCTGCAAATTTTGCAACCAGATTTAAGCATATCGGAGTCCGCGGTCCACGAGTTGCTCTTGAAAAATTACAAGTTCCTCACGCGAATCGCGGCAAACCGGAAGACATCCACGATGTTATGTTTACAGACCATTGTGGAATTACAAAGTGTTATGAGGCCATGACAGAATACTGTGGATTTAGCTTCATTGAAGCTGGAAAAGCAATGGGTCTTGCTCCTTACGGTAAAGCTAATCCAGACATTCCGCCGATCTTTCTTGGAGCGGATGCTCGTCATATAAGTAATCGTAATTTATTCACCCCTAACTATCCAAATGGTGCATATATTGACAGGGTGTTATACCCTGCATTAAATAACGATTCGTTAGAAAGTAAAATGGATCTAGCATATGCAGTACAGCATGCCTGTGAAGAACAGATAGTTAGATTAATTCTTGATGCTGTAAAACGAACCGGCGAAAAGAATATCGTAATTGCCGGTGGCTTTGGTTTAAACTGTGTTGGCAATTACGAATACTTAAAACATCTACCAGAAGGCATTAATCTCTTTATAGAACCAATTGCCCACGACGGCGGCACATGCATTGGCGCTGCAAAACTAGTACATCATGAAATAAATGAAGATGTTACTCGTCGTCCGCATAAGACCATTTATTACGGTCCTAACTATTTTGAAAAAGATGGAAAGTACGATGCAAGATTAATGGATGGTGAAACAATTGAAGATGCAACCGTTGAGTCAATTGCAAAATTAATCAGTGAAGAAACAATTGTGTGTATGTTCCAAGGTCGCAGCGAAGCAGGCCCACGTGCGCTGGGTAATAGATCTATATTGTTCGATCCCCGTGTTAAAGATGGTAAAGATATCGTCAACGAAGTTAAACATCGTGAATGGTTCCGTCCGTTTGCTGGCACAATTTTACAAGAAGATGTACATGAGTGGTTTGACTTAAGAGGAATGGATTCAACTCCATTCATGATGTATGCAGTAAACTGCCAACCGGGTGTTGCTGAAAAAGTTCCTAGTATTATTCACGTAGATGGAACTTGCCGTATTCAAACAGTTACCGTTGATGAGAACAAACACTATTATGATTTGATTGCAGAATTTAAACGCCTCACCGGAGTACCAATCTTGTTTAATACTAGCTTTAATCTTGGTGGAGATCCGCTAGTTGAAACGATTGAAGACGCATTGTACACCCTACGTAGCAGTGAGCTGAAGTACTTGTTTTTACCGGAAGTTGGTAAACTGATTACAGTACCTCATAATTTTGCAGAACAACAAGGAATGTAATATGGCCGTTCATTGGTTTAATTCAGATATACCAGAAACTAAATTTGCTGCAAATTTAAAAATGCCTCTGTATGAAACAATGGACGGCGGCAGTGATTCTCTACGAGCAGCATTACGAAATCAAATACTGGAATTTGAAAAACAAATAGCAAGAGAAACGTTGGTAAGTGAAGTTCCAAAACAACATGACGATCCGTATGCTCACACACAGCACTGGAAACAGCATAACTTATTTTGGGACCAAAATGCCAAAGACGGGGATCAACTTGATCGATTTCAGATGAGTCCAGAGTTAGAAAAGCTATTTCACATCTTTAGAAAACACTACCTATTATTTTTAAAAGAGCTGAACTATCCTCGTGTAAAAGTCTATGTACACGGGTGGGCAAATGTACTGAGAAAAGGTGAATGGATTTCTAAACATGCTCACATGAGCGATGCTACTGCATATCTCAGCTCAACATACTACCTAACAACTGCTCCAACACTGTTGCATTTAATAAATTGTTCTCGTCCTGATCAAACAAACAGCTTTGCCACCAAAGAAGGCAGATTGATACTATTTCCTAGTTGGGTACCTCATTGTAGTGACGTGTACGAGGGAGACGATGTACGTATTAGTCTAGCGTTTGATGTGGCGATTGAAAAAAATAAATTATCAAATCCGTTTAGGCCTCATGTGCTATTAGACGACCCTGCTACAATGGAAGGATTTGAAATGTATTTGAAAGACCGCAGTTTAACAAGTTAATAAATGAAAAAAGATTGGCTGTTAGCAGTAGGGTGTAGTCTGACCTGGGGAACTGATACTACAGTTGTCGGGTCATCTTTACCCGAAGACAAAGATAATGCATGGCCTGCACACCTTGGTACATTGTTACGTGCAGATACTGTTGTAAACCGCGGATGGCCAGGAAGAAGTAACGGTAGCATTTATAGAGTTGCTCAAGAAGAAATTGTCCGATGCTACCAAGAATACGGTACTTCAGGGATGGTAGTTATCCAATGGACTGGCCCTGCACGATTGGAACTTGTTAATCCCTTTAAAATAGATGTTCCTGCAGAAATTAAAAAAACTGCACCCAATGTAACTCACCCGGGCACCGAAGGGTCGTTTTTATGTGTAACTCCTCAGGAAATATGCGGACAAACTGGTTCGTTATCTCACACATTACCCGGAGTGTTCCAATACTTTACAAATTATTGGGCCTATGATTTTTATCAACAAGAATTATTATTAAACTATAGTATATCTCTTACTAGTCTAGCAAATAGATTAGGGGTAACAATTTTACAATTTAACGGAATTGATCAGTTAATTACCGATGCATTGCAACCTCATGCAGCGCATATGGTCAGCATGATAGGCAAAGAATACATGTCTCCGACAACTCGAGAGTATAGTTTCTGGAATACATACCGCCCAATAGCACCATCGTCGGGATGGGCATCTCTACCTGTACACCCTACTAGATTAAATCATATTGACTGGGCAAACAAATTGTACAATTACACAATTGAAAATCAATTAAATTAATATGAAACCGCTAGTTATTGCAGGTTGCCAAATTCCGGTAACAACAAATATTCAACAAAATCTAACTGAAATTAAACGTGCAATAGATTGGGCAGCAAATAACGGCGTAGATATTATGTCTACTCCTGAATGTGCATTAAGCGGATATATGTGGAGCCCAGTTAACGCATCTGATACTAAAATTTTACAGTTATCTGATGCAGTTAAAGACATAACTGCATACTCTAAAGAAAAAGCCGTAGATCTAGTACTGGGTACAGCATGGTTTAATGAATATGATCAATGGTGTGATACATTACAATTTATTATTAATGGAAATATTGAACACGTACATTATAAAAACATTCTATTTGAGCACTACTATACTGCTGGCAACGGTGTTCAGGTAATCGATTATAGAGGAATGAAAATTGCAGGATTAATATGTAGCGACCTATGGGCCGATCCGATGTCCTATCCAGATGCATCGGGTAAGCTAGTGAGAAGTTTAAAAGAACAAGGCTGCAATATATTATTTGCCTGTGCAAATACTCCTAAAGGTCCCCAAGGCCACATGTTCCGCGAATGGCACAATCTATGTGCAAAGATGTTTAGTAATCTTGGTAAATGGTATACAGTAGTTTCTGAAAATACATACAAGATGGAAGGTGATATATGGGAAGGGCAAACTGGAGTACAATGCGGCATATATCTGCCTTCGGCTGAATTAGTCTCAGCGAGAGATCACAGCACTGATTATTTTAAACTGACATGCTATGAAAGAACATTCAATTAACAGTACAAATACGTTCATTGCAGGTTGGTATATTGATTCAACACTGTGTAACAGCATAGTGGAAAAAGGAGAAAGTAATGTTGATAAATTTATAGCATGGACCCCATGGTATCAGCATTATGATTTAAAAGACTTTGATGATGTATTATGCCAGCAATACGAAAAGGCATTGCATGACACTATTGAAAAATATAAAGAATTATATCCTTTATGTTACGAAAAATTGCATCCTTGGGGATGGACTCCGCCTAGGATACAACGATACAATCCGGGGCAATATTTCAATACACTTCACTGCGAAAATGACGGAACGGTAGGTACACTGCAAAGACACTTTGCATATATGACATACCTAAATGACATAGTCGATGGCGGTGGCACAGAATTTTTACATCAGAATATAGTTACACCTGCCAACGCCGGTCTTACATTGATCTGGCCTGCCCAATGGACTCATCATCATCGGGGAGTAGTGGCACCCACTGAGGTCAAATATATTATAACCGGTTGGTTATGTTTTCAACCAGATCCAACACCCACTATACGTCAAGTTAGTTAGATTGAGAATTACGCCAGTCTGGTAGAGATGCAAATGTTGTCCACTTGGTACTGTTACCACCAATTTTAATCGGTAATGCCTTGACTTTTAGTGCTGCGGATAAATCTAGTTCGTTATTAGAAATAACTGGCATTCCGTCCCAGGTTATTCCTGTGTTTTCAGTCACTCGATGAAACATGCCGGCGTTTGGAACCACAAACGGGTCTTTTTTATCGCTTCCTGGACACCAATACATTCCCACTAGATCAACACCTTGTTTTTTAACAAAGTCTTCAACTGCCTCTGCAAATTCTTTGAGAGTGTTCATAGGCACAGGGGGTTTAAACTGATTGAGAAACAATACCATAGGCGTTTTTTTACTAGCAATATACTGTAAGAAATCAACACCTTCTTCAATAAAGGTTAATTTTTGATTTTTAATGCTAGTTTCCTTATCATCAATAATTAATCCCCAAGGGAAAATTCCAAGTACTCCGCTACTGGATCTTGCTGGAATGTTATCTAAAAGATATTTGAATCGATTCATGTCTATGCCCTGTTAGTAATATACTTATATTTAGAATCAACAGGTATTGCTAATATTGACTGATGCAAATATTAGATAAATATTGTGATAACGGTAGGATCACATGCTAAATTTAACCCAGTACTTTATTCCAGGACCACAAGGCACACTTGCGCTAAAATCTGGCACCAATTTCTCTTACAAAGGTGATCACCTTCAAGTCTACACCAACACTGAAATCGATCGTTGGTTTGTTGGAGCATTTACCAGCGCCAATTACTTTATCACTGTAGAGTTTGATTCAAATCAGAAAGAGTCGTTGCAGGTCATGGTAGTTGCCCGCCCTGATCATGCAAGTTTTACAGTGTATGGTCGTACCAGTGTAGATGATCAACTGATCACAGTAACCGCTGAAGTTACTAACAGTTGGCTTAGCCTAAAAGCCAGCCCTGCAAATGCTGCTTATGCAGGCTCTAGAATTAGTCTGTTTGCCACATATTCAGAAACTATGCTGCCACTCAAACGCCCCACTGTGGTTGGATCGTTTGCTCCGGGAGGCGGGGGCAGCGGGGGAACGGCCCCCCCACCTCTACCCGGGGGCGGCACTACAGGCAGCGGCGTTTCTGTTCAAGTAAGTGATACAGCACCGTCTGTGACTGAAACTGGTAGTTTATGGTTTAATTCAAATACCGGTGAGTTGTTTGTCTATTACAAAGACGGCACTAGCGATCAGTGGGTTCAACCTGCATCGGCTGGGGGCGTATCTGGGGGCTCGGGAGTTAGTCAAGCATACGTGGACCTTTCAATTAATACCGTTGTTGATTCTGCACCGTTGGCGTTAAACACGCTGGGCAAAATTGCAGCAGCACTGAATAACGATCCGTTATTTCTAACAACTTTAAATAGTACCGTTGCCGGCAAGGCCCCTACAGCTAGCCCGATATTTACAGGAACAGTAACTGGCATTACCGCAGCAATGGTCGGATTGGGTAATGTAACAAATGAAAGTAAAGCAACAATGTTTAATAATCCAGTGTTTACTGGAACAGTAACTGGTGTTTCAGCAGGCAGCACCTATTCATTACCCGCAGCCACTACCACAGTGTTAGGTGGTGTTATAATACCAGCGGCTTCAACTAGTGGACTTGTCAACACATCGGGCTCTATCGCATTGGCCACAGCCACTACTACACAACTAGGTGGAGTTGTCGTGCCAGCAGTTGCCACTAGTGGACTTGTCAACACATCGGGCTCTATCGCATTGGCCACAGCCACTACTACACAACTAGGTGGCGTCAAAATAGATGGCACCACAGTTACAATAAATGGCAGCGGCGTTATTAGTGCATCTGCTACCAGCATCACCACCTACCCTGCTATTACACGGCTGGATGTTACTGCTCCGTCATCGGCGGCATACTTGTTCAACAATCAGTACTCGGGTAACAATCCTACTATATATACCATTAGCGGTACTACTATTGCATTTAATTTAAATGTCACCGGTCATCCGTTTTTGATACAAACCAGCGGTGGCGTAAATTACGATACTGGTCTAATTCATGTAGCAGTTGACGGGACAGTTAGTACAGGAACAAATGCTCAAGGTAAGGTTACAGGAACGCTGTACTGGCAAATTCCAGCAGATGTTAATGGTGCTTACCGATATATTTGTTCAATACATGGCAACATGGTGGGTGTCATTACTGTCAATAACGCGGGCTTGGCATCACGTGGAACTGTTGCTGGGACTACAGCTAGTTTGGCAAATAATGCTACAGGTAACTTGACCATTGTTGGATTCAAGGGTTATGTATTGTACAAGATCCAAACTTCGGCGGCCGCTTGGGTAAGAATATATTCCGATCTAACATCAAGGACGTTAGATTCTAGTCGATTACAAACCTCTGATCCAACTCCGGGATCTGGTGTTATAGCAGAGGTTATAACTTCAGGGGCTCAAACAATTATAATTGGGCCCGGGACTATTGGTTTTAATAACGAAAGCACACCAACAACAAATATCGAATTAGCAGTTACAAATCTAAGTGGCAGCACAACTACTATTGTTGTAACATTGACTATATTAAAAATCGAGGCTTAAAATGAGCGATTTAAAAGAATACGTTGTTACTGCTAAAACAATGGCTGATGCGGATTCAATTATCGCAGATATGGAGTCGCCTGACGGCGCACTTTATATTCCAAATAGAATTGTTGATATAACACAGTTGAGAGAACTTAGTAGAAACACGCATTTCATGTTGACCGATGAAGAAGCAGTTCAACTAAGAACTGATCCTAGAGTAATAGCAGTAGAACGTCCTCCTAGAGAAATGGGCATTGAAGTTGTACATCATTGGACACAAGCTGGAAACTTTGAAAAAAGTCCCAATATTGATACCAATGACAAAAATTGGGGTTTATATCGAGTAGCTGGCGGCGAGACACTAGCAGGTTGGGGGACCGATGGATCGTTCACACAAAGTAGTCAAACTGTAACTACAACAAGTTCAGGAAAAAATGTAGATGTTGTAGTAGTTGACGCACACATAAATCCTCTCCATCCCGAGTTTGCTCTAAACGTAGACGGCACCGGCGGTAGCAGAGTCAATCAATTTAATTGGTTTACATTGAGTTCAGTTGTCGGAATATCTACAAGCGGAGTATACGATTATAGCAATATGTCTAGCAATCACGGAACACACGTTGCAGGAACAGTAGCGGGTAATACACAAGGTTGGGCCAGAGATGCCAATATCTATAATATGGAATTTGGTTATGCTGGCGCAAACTCCCCTGCCAATTGGGAACTTTATATTTTTGATTATCTTAGAGCGTTTCATAAAAACAAGGCCATTAATCCTGCGACTGGGCGAAGAAACCCAACCGTAACCAATCACAGTTGGGGTTATTCATACGGCGATCTTCAACTAACATCGATCACTGGTGTTACCTACAGAGGCGTATTTACAGATATCTCAGCATTAAGCACCGCCAATAAAAAAATATCGTTAGAACTGAATGGCGTTCCAGTTCCAGCTGGTACATATCTTTATAGAATGCCAAGCACATATGCTGCTCTCGATGCCGACGTCATAGATGCCATAGCCGATGGCGTTATTGTTGTGGCAGCAGCGGGTAATAGTTTTTGGAATTCTGCATATAGTGGCAATCAAGATTACAATAATAGTATTAGAATTGGTGGCTTTGACTATGTTCATTCTCAGGGATCGAGTCCAGCAGTTGCAGCCGGTGTAATTGTGGTCGGCAACGTTAGTGCTCAGCAGGCAGAATATAAAAACAGTTCTAGCAACTTTGGTAACCGTGTTGACATATGGGCTCCAGGAACCAACATTGTTTCCTCATTTTTTGACTCAACTGCTGCCACTGAATATGGCCTTACCTTAGCAAACGACCCTAGAAATTCAAGTTATAAAATAGGTAGTATTTCCGGAACCAGCATGGCTAGTCCACAGGTCTGCGGAACATTGGCTTGTTTGGCTGAACAAAATCCCAATCTAACTGCCAGCGAAGCGTTGACATATCTTATAGAAAATTCCAAAAAAAATCAGATTGGGAGCACTGGCTCAAGCTGGGGGAACTATCAATGGTTTGGTGATAACGGGAATAATCGATATCTATTTTATAAATTAGAAAGACCCATAAGTGGGCAAACCCTGCCCAGAAATACATTTAAATCTAGACCTACCTTGGCATCGGGAATGTTATACCCTAGAAGAAAAATAAGAGCCTGGGGCTAATTGTGCAAACTGGTTTAATCTAGTTATTGAATTAAACGCATAATAAATATACAAAGAGATAACAACATGGCCATAAACTTTCCCAATACAAACCTTGTACCCAATGTAACCACCTATTCTAATGGTACTAACACGTGGATATGGAATGGGACCACCTGGAAAAACAGATCAAGCGGTGGCACCCTAAATCTCGATGATCTAACAGACGTTGATGTGGCCGCCGCAACCAATGATCAGCTACTGTCCTACAATGCACTAGCAAGCACGTGGCAAGCACGTACTGTAACTTCCACAACCCCGTCAACTACATTATCGTCTTTAACAGTGTCCGGGGCATCAACACTAAATTCGATCACCGCGGCTAGTACATTGAATGTTAGTGGCACAACAACTGTAAACACGTTAGTTGTCAATGGAAATTTAGAAGTTGCTGGATCAACAACTGTAATTAATTCATCTACTTTAGAAATTGCAGATGTGTCGGTTGTTATAGCAAAAAATGCAGCGTCGTCTCAACAGGCCAATGGCGGCGGCATTAGAATTTCAGGCGCGGGCGCCGAACTAGTTTGGAATCATACTGATTCTGCTTTAAACGTTAATAAATCATTTCTACCATTGTTGGGTAATAATTTAAATTTAGGCTCAGTAGATAAAGTGTGGTCGACTGTATATGCGCAAACATTAAATGGCACAATAGTAGCACCTGCACAGACTAATATTACGTCTGTTGGTGTATTAGACAGTCTAGCAGTGAATGGATTAATTACCAGCTACACCGGAATATCAACAACGGGATTAACGGCAACGGAATTAATTGACATAACATCAAGTAGAGAAGCAATTATTGATGTAGTTAGCGCATCGGTGGTTGCATACAACTTTAGTCAAGGCACACTGTTTTATCACACAACCTCTCCCGCAATCGACTGGACAGTTAACCTTACAAACTTGCCCACTACTAACGGTAAAGTGATAACTATGAATATCATTGTGCCTCAGGGTGCAACTGCCTACAAAATTACAGGATGTAATATTGACGGGGTTACGCAAACGATCAAATGGTTTGGAAGTTTAGTCCCTACCGGAACTGTAAACAAAACAGACATTTGGGCATTTAGCCTGATCAGACGAGCAAGCACATGGACTGTGCTGGGATCAGCATCTGCTAACTTTGGATAATCATGACAATATCAGCATCAATGCGCTCGGTGGCCTTTTGGGGAATAACAGCACCATATAAAAATACAGCAACGGGTCCTACTGTGGAATATTTAATTGTTGCCGGTGGTGGAGCAGGCGGGTGGAACACAGGTGGTGGTGGTGGTGGTGGCGGTGTAGTTACAGGTACTATTTTAAACCCATCTGGAACATATAATGTAACTGTTGGCATTGGGGGTGTTCCTAATTCAACAAACGGAACAAATGGTGGTAATTCTATATTTTATAGTTACACGGCGCTAGGCGGTGGATATGGTGGTGCAGAATCTCCAGGTCAAATTGGAGGAAATGCAGGAGGATCAGGCGGTGGTGCTGGATATCGCGGAAGTCCTTCTCAAGGTGGTGCAGGTACTCCGGGTCAGGGGTATGCCGGCGGTGGTGGAAGTTCTGGAAGTCCTCCGTATACTAACGGTGGTGGTGGTGGCGCCGGCGGCCCAGGGCAAAACGCAAACACTGGAAGTAATAAGGGCGGTGATGGGGGCGTGGGCATTTTTTCATCTATTACAGCAACTTATTATGCCGGTGGTGGTGGTGGTGGTGGATATTCTGGAGCGTCTGCTCCTGCTGGTACTGCCAGCAATGGCGGAGGTCCCGGCGGCTATGGCGGTTCTCCTGCAGGAACTGCAGGAACGCCTAATACCGGTGGCGGCGGCGGTGGCGGAGCCGCTGGCGGTGGCGGCAGCGGAGGCGCAGGGGGTACAGGAGTTGTTGTTCTTAAATATTCACAAATATTCACAATCACAATCGGCAGTGGATTAACGGGTTCAACCACATCACCCACGGGCGGTTACAAAATTACAACAATTACTGCTGGTACAGGTACCGTTTCCTGGAGTGGTGGCAGCGTCGCCACCACCTAGATAGATCTTGTGACTTCGGGTGCATATTCTACTGGACTATTATTTGCAACAGATTTTTCAGCAATAACTAGTAATAACGGTAAAACATTAGTAAATGGTAGTTCTGTAACATTGGCTTCTGCTTCTAGTGGTGTTACTAACACAGTCGTTAATGCTTCGATAGGTGGACAAACTATAACAAACATGCCAACTTTAGAAACTACTGGCAGCTCTGGCAGTTATATAACCACAAACTGGACTCCAAATTGGTCTGGCATAAGTCGTGTTTCGATTAGTGTTTTAGTTTTTGTACCTTCAGTTAATGGACAGTACATGCCCTGGTCATTTTTAAAAGCAGCAAGTTCAAGCGAAGGCATCAGTATGTGGCATAGCAGCAGTGTTCACGGTCGATTTGTTGCTAACTCTTGGGACGGTGACAGTAATCTGTTTAATCCCACACTACTTGGAACTCCTGGCAATTGGGAACACCATGTATGGGTAATACAACCCGGCGGTGGCGTAACAAAAGCATATAGAAATGGAGTTCTTCACGGTAGTTCCAACAGCAGTTTACCGGCATATGGCACTGTGTTTACCATTGGTAATGGCCATGCTGCTAGTGGCTCAAACAGCTATAATGCGACCGGAAATCGCTTTGCTATGTATGGTATATGGAATTACGAATTAACCTCAACACAAATATCATCTTTATATAATTCAATTATAGCGTGTAGATACGCTACACCGACGTCGGTTAGTGGTCAGGAATCTTTTACAACGCCCGGCACTTATTCTTTTGTCGTTCCAACTGGAGTTACAACAATTAGCGCAATTGCTGTTGGCGGTGGTGGTGGTGGCGATGGTGACTCTGGTGGGCTGGCTGGCTCTGGTGGATGTGGTGGTGGCGTTGTTTATTCAAACAATTGGTCTGTTACTCCGGGTGAATCATTAACTGTAACTGTTGGTAATGGAGTCAGTGGTGGTTCCGGTAGCAGCAGCGCAAGTGGCACAGGCGGAAGCTCGACAATCAGCCGCGGCGGAAGTGTATTAATTTCGGCATATGGCGGAAGTTCCGGATCCAGCGGCGGCGGCTCCGGCACTTACTCAGTTGGAACCGGTATGGTTATTCAAGGCGGTAGTAAAGGGTCAGGAGAAGGACAATCAGGCCAATCTTGCGGTAGTTCCCCTCGCTGTGGCATTAATGGCTATTATGGTGATCCCGGCGGCGGCGGCACAGCAATTG